GTTTTGTCGCCTTCGTGTGAATATTTCTCACCCCCTACCGGGTTGCCGTGCCTTTCCTTTGCCGACTTGCTATTGTGGCAAGGCGTACAAAGCGGCTGCATGTTCTTCGTGTCCCAAAATTCTCCACCTAATCTAACCGGCTTTATATGATCTATAACGTTCGCCACTGTTAACCTACCTTGCTTTCCGCATTCAACACACAAGGGCTGCGCTTGCAATATGTCGCGGCGCATTGCTCTCCATTGCTTCGTTTGATATCCAGCATGGTAATAGCTGCGGCCTTGGTGGTTTCCATGCCTATGCGTATGCGCTGCACGTGATTGCTTGGCGTTGCGGTTAATGGTCGGCATGTTGCAAATATAGGAATAATTTACAAAGGGTAGGATGGGTAGGATGAAGGTAGGATGTTTTAACACTATCCTACCCGACCTCAGCCCCAATAAATATAAGGCATTGCAACTCTTAGGGTAGGATAGGTAGGATAATTCTATAAATATGCAGGATAATATATTATCATTATATATATACATATAATGTTATTTATATTTTATACATTATAGAAAACATGATACCTATCCTACCTATCCTACCCGACAATATCATAAATCATTGATTATCAATTTATTTTAAAGGGTAGGATAATTTACTAAAACCAAATAACCTTTTCTATCATTCCTTTTTGTTTCTTCAAATTGGTGTTTCTTCATCATTTGGCCTAATCTTTTTAAGCTCAAATGTTGCTTACTTAATTCCTCCAAATATACTTTAACCATCGTTGTAGTCATAAATTGACGCTGTTTGTGTATGGTATCGGTTTTACCAATATGCTGCATTATCAATTCTTCCTCTAAACTTATCTCAACAAAATGCTCGCTAACTTGCTCCATTAACTGTATAAAATCCCCCTCTAAATCTGATGTTTGATTGCTGTTAACCAATGCCACGCACTGGGCAAATAGTTGCTCCTTATCGATACTATTATACAGCTTATAATCAAACTGCCCGACAACCTCAAACACGATAAAACGGCGGTTCCCTGTTGGATCATTTAACACGTCTAATTCGTTGCACGTACCGCACAGAGTAGCAATACGTTTAAGCGTCACGTTATTACGTCCGTAAGGCTCACGCAGCGTAAACGATGGGGCGGAAAGTATGCGTTTCATGTGCTTTGCGTCCTGCTTGGATTTACCCGAAAATTCGTCATCAAATATCAGCAGCGATTGACACATTAAAATTTCGTCATCCTTGCCACGGTCTAGCTGCGACATGGCAAAATATCTGTTTAATTGCTCAGGCAATAACCGCGTGAAAAACGTCGATTTACCCGTATTTTGTTTTCCTGCCAATACCAGACACAAAATATTTGGTTTGCCTTTTAGGATGCTTTCAACTATGCCAATAAGCCACGCTCGCAGGCCAAATTCGCGATATTCCTCTGTCCCTGTGTTGCTATTTATTGATTCCGCAAGTTTGGCAATATGGTCTACTCCATCCCATTTTAGGCCCTGAAAATACGATTTAATTGGGTTGTAACTTGGCGTATAATTTGAGAAAATAACACTCTCCACTATATCCCTAGAAACTTTTGGAAATTGCTTTTTTGCGTCTATGTAAATCGTATTTATGTCGGATTGCTCCAGCTGCTTGCCTTGCATTTCATAAAACCGCGTAACCTCGTTTTTTTTGATGGGAAAACGCTCACGCAGCCAAATTTCAAAGGCCTCAATATCAAACTGCCCACGTTGCTGCTGTTCAGGCTTAGCAAATTCCTCGGCTACTATTTCGGGGATTAAGTCGGGGTTTTCTGAAATTACTTGTTTTTCGGTCATTCCAGCGCTGCGAAGTTTGCGTGCTGTTTGTCTTGTTTTAATTTCTTTTTCGTCAGTTACACTGATACCATTTCTTAAGCATTCAAAATAAAAACTGGCAATACAAGCCTTATTGTTTGAATCTTTGCCGTAAAAACTTTTATATTTTTCTTCCGTTTCAACCGAATTATATTTAGGATGAAATTGACTTAAATACTGATAATAATCTAACCCTGCCTCACCATATTCTGAATAAATAGCATACCCTAATTTAATCCAAACATTGTATTCTTTTGTAATATCAAAATTTATACTATATAAAATCCTTTCAAATTTATTTTGATAATGATCAGATTTTTTGAATGTCGTAATAAATTTTACTTCTTCTTTAGTTGGTTTTGGTAAATATTTCTTAAATATTTCTGATTTTTCATTTAAAAACAAATCAGGATCGTATGACAAATAGCGCGGACGGCTTACGTCCTTGCAAGCTCTGTCTAATTGTAATTTATAATTTAACCAATAGTATTGCTCTAATCCCTCAAAAGCCTCTGCATGTTTTTTACCATCAATTTTTACAATCACACAAATACCAGTTCCTGAAATTGACCTAAAAACGGCAAAGCTGTAAACGTCGTTAATAAGCAAATTAAACGCGTCGCCTATGTCCTCCACATGGTCAAAATCAATGGCAATCAATCCGCTGTGTTTAATTATTGCGTCATTTTTACGTTGTGTAAATGTTCCGCTAACTGTTATATAGGGGGCCTTTGCTTTTGCCTCTTTTCTGTCTTTATCAGTTTTCGCATTTCGAACTGGATAAACATAATCCTCGTAAATCCCGTTTTTTATGTTTTCTAAAATACTTACGATATCTGCAACTTCTTTGCTATCGGTATTTTTAATTGTTGGATAAAAGGAAACTTTCATGAATTTAGCTCCTTATCCAAACTTTTTTGTCGTGTCCTTGTTAAAAATTCAGGATCTTCATTAAAAGCTTTTTTCGCCCAAATTTTAATTAATTGACTGTCATCAGAATTTTGCAATAAATAAATTGTTAGCAATTGACATTCAAAATTTCTTATAAATGCCACACTTTGTAAACGGCAATTATATTTAATCCATTTTAATTTTCTAATAAGCTCGTAATCGCTTAATTCAAATGCTACATAGTAGCAGGCGGTTCTACATTCCGTAAAATCAGCCTCTTTGTCGATGTATTTTATCATAAATAAAAAACCCCATCAAATGGCCGCAGTGCAAGTACGTCCATTTAATAGGGCAAAAATCTTTTAACTATAAGGATCTTGCACATCCTAGTTAACGGCACAAATATAGGAAAAATTATTCCCCCCTCCAACCTCTCAAAACGGCGTCATACTTTGCCAGCTGCTTGCCGTAATACTTCGGCATATTCTGCCACATCTCAAATACATGCTTATGGTGGATTACCGTGCTATGGTCGCGCCTTAGGTATTGCCCAATTTTTAAATAGGTATATTCTAGGTCATTCCGGGCTATGTTCGAGAATACCACGCGCGCCTCGACTATGTTGCTGCGCTTATATTTACCCCTAATTTCGTTCTGTTTTAGGCCGTACATAGTAGAAACATGGTTGTACAAACGATCTAAATCGCCGCCAATATTGTTGTTTTTTAGAAATTCCTGATAGAATATCGCCTGTTCCCACGTCTTAAAACTCGCCATCCACTCGCCTTTAATGGTGATATCGATGCGGCCGTTGTTTTCTGCAAGTACTATCATAAATGAAATTTATTAAATATTGATATTTCGTTCAATCCTTTTTTATCGCGTCTAATTGCCTCTTTTGCTTTTTCAAAATCTCTTACTTTAAAAACATGATTATAATTAGCATCATTTTCAACAAATACTGGCAACCAACCAAGAATCCATTTTAAACCTGTATGCCTCTTTTGTGGATAGCATATACCATATTTTCTAACTATTCTGTATTTTACTATCATGGCCGTGGTAGGTTTTGAACTAAAATATAATGGGTTGCAGGAAAATCAAAATCATCGCTCCACATGCCAAAGGCAAAGCCGTCTGTGTGGCTATTATAAAACAGGTAATAACAGCTTTTTTTTAATTTAGCCCCCTGGTATTCTAGCCACTCAATATTACGCCCCCACGATTGCTTAAGAGCCTTATCCAACAATTCTATTTTATCGCATTTTTCACGAAGTTGCTGCAACTTTTCTCCGTAAGCATCACGCCAATATGTTTGTGTATATTCAGCGGTCATTTTTTCTCCTTTCTGTTATTCCTCGCCCACTCTGCCTTATATGCTTTCCGTTTTACCTCCGCATCCTTCAGCTGCTTATTCTCACGCACTAGCGCGCCGATTGTATCCTCGGCGTCTATGGTGTACGCCTTGCATTTTTTTAATTGCGCTGTGGCGTCATCCAGGGCATTAATAGCGGTTCGATATTTGTCCGCGATATTATTCGCCGACTGCTTCAATTCCTGCGCTTTCAATTCGGTTTCAAATACCTGCCTGGTAAGCTTGCGCAGTTCGTTTGTTTTTTCTTTTAAGCGCTTAGTTAGTTTGTCGTTAACGTACAACGCTACGGAAGTCGTTAATGCTGTGCCAATAATGGCTCCAATTAATAGTTGGGTATTCATGATTTATTAAGTTAGTGATTGTGGTTTCTGCAAGTCCTAGACGCTCCCCAATGGCTCTATGCGTTAGCCTAAAATCCTCGCGCAGTATTAAGATAGCATAATCGCGAGCGCTGCATGGTAATTCAAGCTCCAGCGGTAAAACGTCGGGCTTAATTATTGTTTCGTTGTCTTGGGTGATTGTCATTTGTTGTTTTTAATTAATTTATTTAAAGTTTTCATCACTCTATTGTGTAATTTTGAAAGCATTTTGTCATAAAGTGAATCTGAAAAATAATCTGCAAATCTTAATCTATACAAGGAATTTCTTTCTTTTTCAAGTTGATTAAAATCTTTTTTATTGAATTGAAGTCCTTGTTTTTTTAATTGCATATAAATTGAATCTGCACACATAGCGTAATTCATTTGTACTTGCTTATTATTGCTCATCTTTTTCATATATTTTTTCAATCATATAATTAATATCATCAATAGCATTTTCTAGCATTTCTTTAATTTCAACTAAGTCATTTCTCCAAATGTTATAATTGATTATTAAATTACCATCTTCAATAGTTAATTCTACCCAACTATTTTTTACTCTTGTTGTAATATTCATTTGTTACCTCCGTATGTTATAGTTTTTCTATTTCTTGTTTTACTTCTTGCCAATATGAATCTGCAAATTCATCAACATCTTGACCTGCTTTTAATATTTCATCTACTGCTATTAATGCACATTCCTTTGATTCTTGTAAACTTAATCGTGTACATGGTACATCGCAATAAGGCATATCGCAATCAGTGCAATTAAAAGGTGCTTTTTTGTACTTACTTATCAATACTTCTGCTTTTTCTTTCGGTGTCATTTGTTACCTCCGTATGTTTCGTTGTAATACATATCTACAATATCGTCTTTGTCTGTTTCTAATTGCATTGGGTCGGTCTTCGCTATCTCGTTCATCCATTCTAGTAAGCCTATCATATCTTCCCTTTGCTCCTCCTTGTGCATTGCTTTGGCTTGTTCTACAATTGCTTCTTTTCCGCCTTTAGGCACATACTTCCAAGGTTCTTCTATGTATTTCCTTAGTTCTTCAACCAGCCAATCTATGCTATTTTGCTTCTTCTTATTGCTCATAGTATCTTTATCGTGTTCCCCTTTTAGCCTATGGCACCATTTACATATTTGTAAACTTGATGTTGTACTATATGGTTCAAATTGACACTGATTAGTTCTCATTTGTTACCTCCTTGTATTTTAATAACCACATTATCATCATCATCAAAATCATAGCAGTTGGGGCAATATTCATCTCCTTGTTCGTCAATTAGCCAATCCCCTTCTATTGCGCATTGAACCGCATAATTTTTATCATCCCAATATGCATATTCATCATATTCACTATCTTCTGGAAATAATTTACCACATCCATCGCATTTTACTGCATAGAATTCTTTAGATACTATTGTCATTTGTTACCTCCTTTTATTTTATCTCGCATCCATTTTGCTCCTTTGTTAAATGCTCTTCTTTTACGCGGTGCGTTAAAATCTTTATTATATTCCCACTCAGGATGTTCATTTGGATTATTAGGGCAATCACGATAAGTTTCAAATGATATTCTATCTATCTCCTCATCACTTGGTAGTTCAATAGATTCACTTAAATCAATAATATTTCTTGCATTTATCTCAGACATATTACCATATTTTTGAAATATGTCAATTACTTGTTCTTCTGTGTATAGTTTCATTTGTTACCTCCGTATGTTTCGTTTTTGCTAAAATCTTTTGCCAACCCACTTCCATAAGTTGAAAGAAACTTTGTTGCGTTATCCCATTTCTCTATTGGAACAAACTGTTCTAAACATTCCTTATACATTTCTGTCTGCTCCTTCTCCATTTCTTTGGCTTGTTTAAGTATTTGTTTCATACTTAAATTCATACTTAAATCCCGATTGAGTATTTCTTGTTCAATCCACTCCACTGCCGTTTGTTGTTTATTGTTTGTCATAACTGCCCCCCTCTATACATGCGTTTAACTTCCTGTTTCCAATGCTCGGTAGCATCGTTAAAACCTTCCACATAGGCGTCGCGCTCAAACTGATAGGGTTGCGCCTCTACAATTTCAACGCGGCGCGTTAATTTCTTCCACAGCTTGTGCATCAAAAATGCCACTGGGATGCTGATGGGGTACAAAATCAAAAATTCGATTGGTAGCATAATATTTTGTTTTTAATGTCCAACAAACCTATGCACATTAATTTAACAATACAAATAATCGTTGCAAAATTGCAACAAATATGACAATTCTATGACAATACACGAATCCCTTCGCTCACGGAGCGCACTATGGCAGCCTTGCCTCCTGCGGCATTTACCACATTAACAAAATTTTTCTGCTCATCAGTGGCGCGGCCTTTCGGCGTCTTAACCTCCAGCGCAACAAACACAGCCACCTGTTGCCCTACCATATCCGGGGTAACGGTTACCGATTTCCATCCTATTAAATCGCTGCTGCCTTGGATTAACCCATAACGGACTTTATTCGTCGCGTCAAACCCTGTATTATTTCGGAATATCCGAACGCCTGTAATTTTGCTAACCGCAAGCATAATCTGCCGCATAAGGCTCGTTTCGTTTGTTGGCGTGTCCAACGGCTCAGCCCTAAATTTCCCGCGCTCCATTGCGCTAATATAATTATTTACGATTATACAACTGCCAACGGTGGTATGCCCACCCGGGTTTATACCCACGGCGAAACGCTATCGCTTTCAATTCCTCCAGCGACTTAGCGCCCCAAACTTCAACTTTCGCTTCACGTTTTACGCGCTCCACGTCCTCCACTGGCACCAATTGCCCTGCGATTTTCTTCAGCTGCCGCGGCTTCAGTGGTGCAATAGCTCCGCACTCAGGGCAAACAGCTGCTTGGTGTACAGCGTAGCACATTTTACACTGTCTAACCGCCTCCGCTGTTTTCTGCCTAGCTTGTTTATCGCGGCCTTCCAACGTCCACTCGCGCGCTGCTGTCGGCATCCCATGACGAAATACATTCCCTGCGTGATCTAAAATAATAGCGTGCTGTTTCCCATCCATCGGCCGCAATGCTCTGCCCACTTGCTGCAGATACAGCGCCTCCGATTTTGTCGGGCGCAATAATATCGCCGCCGCTACTGCAGGTATATCCGTTCCCTCGCTTACTATGTCGCAGCTTGTTAGTACCTGAATGCTTCCATCGGTTAACCCGTTTATTAACCGCTTCCGCTCGCTGTCGTCCATGCTTCCGTCCACGGCCGCGCTGCGATAACCGGCATCGGTGAACGCCTGAGCCGTTGCCTGTGCGTGCTGCACAGATACGCAGAAAACTATCGCAGGCAATCCGTCGGCGTGCTGTTGGTATTCGCGCACCGCATCGCCCGTTATTCTAGATTTCAGTAACGCGGTTTCCAAATCCCCACGGTTGTAATCCCCACCGACTGAGCGCACGCCTGTAAGGTCGGCCACGCTTGCAGCATATATTTTCGGCTCGCATAGAAATCCGTCCGTAATAAGTTGACGCATTTTAACGCCTTCTAACAGCACATCGAACGCGTCGCCTAATCCTTTGCCATCCATGCGACACGGAGTCGCTGTAACGCCAAGCAAATAAGCCTGTGGCTGTTTCTCGATTATTCCTGCCCAACTGCCAGCGACCGCGTGATGGGCTTCGTCACAGATAATTAAATCGTATAACGCAAGCTCGCGACGTGCTGCCGTCTGCACCATCGCCACAGATACGGGCCACTCGTTTAAGGTCGGCTTGCCTGCCTCGATGGTTTCCCAAGGTACGCCCCATTGCGATAGCTTAGACGTCGTTTGCCTCAGCAGTTCCTGTCTATGCACAAGAATTAAAACCGATTTACCCTTCCGCATTGCTTCCCTAGTTATGTGGCAAAATATAACCGTCTTGCCTCCACCTGTAGGCAACTGATATAATACCCTTCTGTGAAATTTAAACGCCGCGCGTATGTCGTCAACGGCTTGGGCTTGGTAGGGGCGCAGGTTCATAATTCAATGCCAGTAAAAGCGTAATGTATGTTTTGTAATTCGTGTACGTATTTAATATGCCTTCCCCAATTTAATTCATATTCACTATTTTCTTTTTCAAAAAGTGTAATAGTTTCATTCCTCCATATTTTGTTTTCATAAACAACACGACATTTAAAGCCAAATTTCAATAACCATTCTTCTGTAAGTTGAATAGCTCGGTAATTTTGCGATTTATCAATATAGCTTAAATCTTCTGCATCAATTACATTTTCCACCCAAAAATTTTTTGGCTCTTCCAACTCATCGTTAATTTTATATTCAACCAAATTCCCAATTCTTAACTCGCTCGCTTTCATAACCTCTCAATTGCTTGCTGCAACCTTTGATAAATTTTAATTGACTTCGGCGCTTCCTTTTCCCAGCGCGCTATCACGCTGCGGTGTATGCCCAATTCGTCGCAAATGCTACTTAACGTTCGCCCTTTTTTCGCTGCTTTATTTTTTAATTCTTGTAAAAACATATTGCAAAGATAATATTTTGTTCTATATTTGCAACAATAAAATAGTCAGGTGGCGGAATGGTAGACGCTAACCCACAAGTGTAGATATGTACTTTGTTAGTTTGATGTAATAACCTTCAGTTCCCGATTATGGTTTTCATTCAAGTAATAATCATATCATACAGGTTCGAATCCTGTCCTGACTACAAAACATTATGGACGAAAAATCAACTATTACACGCACAAAATTACCACAGGGATGGCGGTATTGTGTTTGGAAAAACGGAATCCGCCGCGGCTGCTATGATAGTAAACCACTAGCCGAGGCATACGCTCGCGAGCTTGACGATACGCGGCTAAATACCCCCATGATGGACGTTTACGATTTAGCGTTGCGTCAATTGGGTGAATCGCATCCAGTGACGGAATTAGCACGCGAAGCTATCATGCAGGAACGCGATCATTTTTTATTGATGTTTGACTACGGCCGCGACGAAGGCGATTATTTTCTTGACGCGAACCATTGTTATACTAAACTATATGACACAGGCAAACTACCTTTCGAAATCTAGGCTTGACTTAATCCACAAAAGCCCATATCTGTATTGGTGGAAATACCTCAGCGGCCAATACGTACAACCTGAACCGACAGCGGCGCTTACTATGGGCAAGGCTCTACACTGCCGCGTGTTAGAACCTGAACACTACGGCCAGCGCTACGCAATACTACCGCCTAATATCGACCGCCGAATTAAAGAAGGCAAAGAGTTGTATAATTACTTTATTAACAGCCTACGCGGGCACGAAATCCTAACCAAAGAGCAGGACGCGCAGATCGAGAATATGCACCGCGCTTTAATGGCGCACAGCTACGCCGGTCACTTACTGCTATCGGAAGGCGAGCGCGAAAAAGAACTACTTTGGGAATCAGACGGGGTAAATTATAAAGGCATTGCGGACCTGATAACAAACAGCGGTTTTATTGTGGACTTGAAAACTACAGACGACGCAAGCCCCAGTGCGTTCGCATACTCGGTTAAAAAATACCGTTATCATGTACAGGCCGCTATGTACTGCGACGCGTTTCCCGAATGTCAGGCATTTATATTTATAGCAATAGAGAAAACACCGCCGTACATGGTGGGCGTGTATTACATAAATGAAATGGATATCCAACGCGGCCGCGAGGAATATCTGCAAGACGTGGAGCTGTGGAAAGCCTGCAATGAAGCTAATAACTGGCCGCAATTCAGCGGCGAAATAATGGAATTGAAACTTAAATAATATGACAACCGAAAGAAATGAAATTAACGAATTAATATCAGTCAAATATAAAATTGACAATGGTTATACAGAATTTACTTTAAGCAGTTACGATAAAAATTCTAAACTTGGGCATTGGCAAATTGATAGGATAATAAACTATTTAAAAGAATTAAAGAAAAAAACGCCTCTTGAAAATAAATTTTAACATTATGACAACCGAAATAACAACCACAGAAACCGCTGAAACTTTCAGCCTACAATCATTTGAACACGCGCAACGCGTTGCCAAAGCCCTCAGTAGCTCCACCATGATTCCCAAGGACTACCAAAACAACATACCCAACACGCTGGTAGCATTGGAAATGGCGCACAGGATAGGCGCTAGTCCGCTTATGGTTATGCAGAACTTACACATAATTCACGGCAGGCCGTCATGGAGTAGCTCGTTTATTATTGCAGCTCTAAACAGCTCAGGAAGATTCACTGCCTTAAAATTTAAGGCCACTGCCACAGCGTGCCAAGCCTACGCAACCGAAAAAGCCACAGGCGAACTATTGGAAGGCCCTACGATTACGATTGAAATGGCAAACGCTGAAGGATGGACAAATAAACAGGGTAGCAAATGGAAAACAATGCCCGAGCTTATGTTGCGTTATCGTGCGGCGGCTTTCTTTGGCCGATTATATGCGCCCGAGATAATGATGGGGATGCACGCCGTTGAGGAAATACAAGACGTTACCGAGAAACCCGAAGGCATAGCTAAGCTTACGGAAGCGGTAAAAAAGTAATATCCTTACTTCCTATTAATGTGTAGGTGAAGCGGCTGCCGTAAATCGTGGCCGCTTTTTCTATGATTTCCATAAACTCGTCAAAATCCTGCTCAATCTTAAACACTTGGCAACCTTCGCTCCAGTTCTCCACGTAGGTGCTGTTTTTGCCTGCCTTGTGTATATTTACTCCAGCGTTCCAAACTTCCTGCTCTTGCACCAAATCAAACTCCATGTCCCTATCGCCGTCGCGGTAACCACGAAGCGCGCCGCATTGCCTGAGCGCTTTATATTTCCCCTGGTGCAAACCGATTTCGTGTGATCCGCGATACTGCCCTTCTTTTAAAATAAAAACGCCTCCTTTGGCCTTACCTTCAAGCATTCCTTTTTTCCCTGGTTCAGTGGTAGCCGAAAATATTTGATAGCACCACTTGCCCTGCTCTTTCCAGCTTATAGTTATCCAGTCGTCAAATAAGTTGGTCACCTTGCTGCCCGTGTCGCTGTTGCGTATGCCTACAATATTAACGTTGTAGTCGCCATTCTCGAACCATTTATAACCCAACCGTTTAACGGCTGCCTCTACCTCACTGCGCCGCGGTGTCCTCATAAAAGAAGTTTGTTAAAAACTTACCGATTACCCCCGTCACTTGAATACATATAGCCAGCGTTGGGTGCGTAATATTTAACGCTGCTAGCGTGGTAGATAATAATAGCAGGCCGTCGCCTATTTTGCGCCACTTTGCAGGCGTTGGCTTGGCGTAACCTTTAACGCTTGCCTTGGCCTTGGTATGGTTTGCTTGATTCATGTTTATTCGCGTGTTTTTTATGTCTGCCTAATTTCTTGCGCGGCTTAGCCCTGAACGTACTAGCTACAGATTTATTTGCCTTTGCCATCGATTTGACGAATTTTTCGGATGTAGTAAATTATCGCAAACATTCCCGATACTATGCCGACAATTGCAAGTACAAAGGCTGCAACTGGCTGCCAAGTTTGGGAAAAATGTATTATCGTAGCACTTCCACTTATTCCTGTGGCAATGGCTGCGGTGGTGTCGTTATCAAGGTGTTTCATCGGTAATAATCGGGTTAAAATCGTTAAATCGTTCTTGGTATAAATCTTCCATTCCTAAAAATGTGTGTATGCCGCAAGGTTCGGGGAATACCTCGTAAATCAATAAATCATCGTTTAGTTCACCATCAAATAAAATATCAACGGCAAATAGTTCGTTAATCATACCCAATTCAACGATGTGACAGTCTTCCAAAGTAGGTTTAATTTCCTCCCACTTATCAATCGGTAGTTCAAATTTTGCGAATATCATAGTATTATGTGGTGATTAGGGTACAATCGGAATCACTTAACGGAGTAGGGAATAGTGCCATTGCTTGGATGAATGTAGGTACTTGAGTACCACTTGCTGCTAAAAATTCCATTAGTGTTGTTGTGAATGCAGTTGCACTAACTTGCTTTGTCCCGTTCACAAATACATCCGCACTTGTACCATTCCACTTAATTGCAATTTTCACTGTGTCTGTTGTTGTTGTAAATAAAGTTGTTTGACTCCCAGCGACATTTTTACTTATTCTCAAACGTATTGCAGATAATGTATCGTTACGAATCAAAATAGCATTTGAACCACCAGCGCTAGTGTCACCAATCAAAATAGTATTACCAGAACTATCCCTCACATACGCCACATTATTCCTCAACTCAACATACCAAGTACCACCACTTGCAGAAATTAACCCATTGGTGTAGATGTTATTTCGGGTGAATGAATCTGCCAATCTTGTTGCTGTTGCGGATGTTGTATCTATTAAAGTAGTTGCATAACTACCCGCTTCTAACTGCCAATTCGTAACACTCCCGCTAACTGTTAGCGTTAAACTTCCTGCCGTTGGGGTAAAGGTTAAAGTTACCCTATTATTTGCACCCGTTCCATTTAATGTAGCAGTTGCTACGCCAGATAAAGTAACACTACCCGTACCCCAAAAACTTAAAGTATATGCAACTGCCGTTACTGTCCTTGTTTGGGTAGTAGCCGTTGCACTTGGGAAAACTAAATTCGTTCTCTGCGGTTCTAACAACAATGCGGGGCAACTGCCGTACATATAGGATAAACGTGGTACGTTAGCCGCAACTTGGGCAATAGTTCCATCGCTCTGCGTTCTATTGGCTACACTATTCCTTGACCAAGTTAAATCTCCATTGCCAGTGGCGGGTAGTTCGGCATAGGCAACCCCCGCTTTGTACCCACTGGGTATTAATAACAAGGATGCAGATTGCAACAATGATGATGCAGCCGCTACGCATTCCAACGACTCAATAGTTCCACCATCGGCAATCACACGGGATGAATAACCGTTTTGAAATTGCCCATATCTTTGGCGATTTAAACCTACGCCAACGCCTATTAGTGGCATATTAATAAGCTATTACAGATCCTGAAGATATTACAAATCCGGTAATTTCAAACCCCTTACCTGCTGGTAAGAATGTACCTGCTTTTATTGTTATTCCAGAAAGGCCGCGCGCAGTTAATACGTTAGTGCCACTTGCTTCGTTATTCCCTTTTACAGTAAAAGAAGTAAAAACGCAGTCAACATGTACAACTAATGAATCGTATGTAACATTGGTTACGGTTTCTGCGCCGTGATATTTAAAACCTTGACCGCCAACGGCGATATCTGCACTAGGATTGCTCATAATTTCAAATATAATACAAATAAAAAATACATAAGTTAACAACTATACCTTGCCAACTATAAACCATTTGCTTCCGTCGCTCATAACTGTTTTGCTCTCGTACTTACTGCTAATCGTAGTGGTGGCGCTGTCGTTTATTAGGAACGTTCCGGCGTCAATAGTTACAGTATGGTTGCTGTTTGTCTTAATAAATATATATTTCTTTCCACGCGATTCGTCAGCATCGGGTAAATTTACTACCACGTTGCCGTCCTGAGAATCGCAAATAACAAGCTCGTAACCATTCGTAAGCGTATGCGTCCCAACTGTGTAACTGATTGGTGCGCCATGTTCCTGCAGGTGCCAAACAACTTGCTCGGTGCTGTCGTCATATCTTAACTGCGTTTCCCATATTATATTCTGCGTTGGCTGCGCTGTTGGTGCGCCGTCGGCTTCGTTAACCAGGTATTCCAAAAACGTTGCAGGTTGGTGGCTTATTGCAGATTGGTAGTTGTTTACTTGGGTTTCAATCAAATTTACACGATCGCGCAAAATATCGCCCTGCTCGTTACTGATTCTCAAGCCCTCGCCTGTCGTTGTGGTATTGGTGTACACCGGAGCCACTCCTAACCATTCGCCCTCCCACGTGTCAAACCTTGGGTTAAACGATACGCCGTTTAAAACCCAAACATAGTTATCAAAATACAAGGATTTCATTAGATGGTAGCTACCTGAATCTATCCAGGTACCTCGAACCACGGGCATGAAGTCCGCATATAAGGACGACAATCCCACGCCTAACATTTTAGTGACGGTGCCTTTCGTTACCGAATCCCAACCGCCATAGAACTCATCCGCAATAACGTACTTAGTCCCATCGTTAGCCCATATATTACCTATTCCATATTTGTTGCCGCTGTAATAGTACTTAGGATTAATCTGCACTTGTGTGCTGTTTACTGAATTACTAGTGTTGGGTGTGAAATCTTCCGAAATATTCCAAACAAAATCGGGATTTTGGTAGTCGCTAGTTTCGGCAAATGCCACCTGAATACTGCCCCAATAGCTTACGTTAAACGCCGCAGGTGTACTCCATGTGCTTGTTTGTTTTGCAGGTCGCAATAACTTGGGTAAGTTGTTTTGATACAGCAAGCTAATTAACGTTTGCACGCTGTCAATTTTTACCTTCAAAATATTAAATCCTGCTGGCGGTGTGGTGCATTGCATTTCAAACTTATACGTCACCCAACTACCTTGCATCTGCGTAACTCTAACTTTCTCCACTCCATTTGGTACGCTAGTCGCTGTTATCCAATAGCCGTCGCCGTTTAATATCTTAATACCGCCCAATCCATCTTCAAGCCATATCTTTAATTTATATTCATAATCTACGCGAGCATCATTCTGCACCGCTGGGAAGTTGGATTTAACAACTACCTTGATTTTCAAGGGTGCCGCGTCGGGGGTGCTGCCTGTTGGAATTTCTGTAAACTCTGCCTCTAGTGCTGACGTGCTTTTGTTTGGCCGTGTCCGAAATACTGTTGCGGCGTTTATGCGCTCAGTGTCAACTGTCAATAATTTAACAGCAGGCTGATAGTACAATGACGGCTTAGCTGCCCATTGCGGCCGCGCTGGTAGCGTTCCAAGTTGCTGCCTGTGCGTAAGCGTTCCCGTGCCTTGGTAGTTGGCTGTGTAATTATAGCGGCGATACGGAAGCGTTACATCCTTATAGCTCGAAGCATCGTAGAACCAATAGCCACCCTCCGCGTGAATAAAACGACAACCAAAAATCTGCATCACCTGCTCTAATGCTTCTTTGCAGGTTATCATGTTCAAATCGTAATACCAATTTGCTGCAAGGTCAATTGCCTTCACGTCTTGAAACGGATCGTAATCCTCAAGGAAAGTGTTAATATTAACTCGCAGCATATCAAAACCCTTACGTGTTGCATCGGCTGCATACATGCTCATTGCATCAAATAGGTAATAATCTGATTTACCTAAGTACGGCCAATAGTCCTGCAGGTCCAATTCATGCAGGCAATTCCTGACTAATACGTTTACCTGAATATAGTCGGAGGTAAACCAGCTATTTTTCACGTTATAACCGTCTAACAATTCCAACCCGTCTACGGCGGTTAGTTTTATTATCGGCTTGCTGTCCAACGATTCGCGTAGTCGCGTCATTTGGTCGGCAATAATACGGCCTACAAAAAACAAATCACTACCACGCCATACTACCATAGTCCAGTAGGTTTCCGCCTCCGTCTGCAACGCAAGGAAATCCGATAGTACCGTACTATTTGGCATAACAAATTCAGCGGTTATACGGCTAGCCAATACTTGAGAATCCCACCACTTATTGCCCTCTCCGTCGCGCTCTAGGCTAAATCCATCAGTCGCTAGTTTTAGCTCAGTCCCTGCCGTAGTGCTGCCCGTTGGCGCGTCGTGTATCTCTACCTTGTAGGTAATGTTATTAATGCTTTTAAAGCTTCCGTAGTATTTCCGTGCCATTATCCCCGTGAGTAATCGTTGTTATGTCTGTGTAAAACTATCGCCAAATCGCGGCCGCTAATATGCGTGCTTGCTATAAATCCGCCATCGCCTCCGCTTGGTGTAATTAAATCGCGTAATTTATCCAACGGCGCAATAACTTCCGGGTTACTTCTAGCCCCTGGATATTCTCCCATAAGTCCGAGCGTTGGTCCGTAAACGATACCACCATCGGCAAATTTCTCAAACTCAGGTCCTTTCTTCAATTGTGCTGTAATTATCGCGGAACCTGCAACCAACGCAACACCTGCCGCAGCGGCTGCCATAGGGTTTGCCAGAATTAATTTTTGGAATGCATCCGAAGCAATTGCCGTGGTAATTAATGCCGAACCGAAGGCTTTCATAAATTGAGCAATAGAAGCTAGTGCAGCCTTACCAAATTTTTCAAACGCGCCCTGTTCGCCTGCAATCATTTCTCCGATTGCAGTACCTAACGCCGTCAAACTATCCTCAATCAAACTCTCAAACGCGCTGTCTATTGCGTTGCGCATATTCTCCAAGTCTTTAATAAAACTAGTGTATTCCGTCTGCGTTTGTATTTTTAGCTGTATGGGCTTCTTAGATATTTCCTTTTCGACTTTCTGCAGGCTGTTGGTAATTTGTAGCCCCATGCTTTTCACTACCTCCGGCTTTATCGGCGTGGTGCTGGCGGCTTGGCCGAATCCGTTTATTATAGCGCTGTAGGCTTTACTTCCAAATTGTTGGTAAACCTTATGCGCAAACTCTACAGTTTCTTGAATTTTTGCCTTTTCTTTTTCCGCAGCTTCCGCTAGTGCCGCCGCTCTTTTCTTATGCGCGTCTACTATATTCTCAGTGATTAAATCCTCTTTACGCTTAGATAAATTAATAATATTGCTATTAAGTTCTATCCATCTATCAGAGTATTTTTTCTCCTCTCCAAGTTGCTTAGTCCGTGATGCGATCGTGTCCTCTATGGCTTTTATCTCAGCGTCACGAAGCGCCTTATCCGTTAACCCTTTACGCTTAGCGTTGGTTATTTGCCTGTTAATTATTTCGTCATCAAATGCCCGTATTGCGTCGCCAGTTTCCTTGGCTTTCTTTTTCTGTAATTCGTAAAATTCGTCTGTGTATTTTGAAGCGTACTGGGTTTCCTTGCTTATCTTATTAAATATATATGCAATAGCCGCAATACCTGCAATGACTGCACCAGCGGCGGTAGCTACCAATGCAGCATTATAAGCACGGGCGGCAAGTGTGGCCTGCCCCATTACAAACGTTTCAACTTTTTGAGCGGCTGTTTTTACCCCCACTACTAGCGCGCTCTCGGCCTGCAATGCGTTCTGTATTGTTTGCAAGGAATTTAACAACACCATAACCCCCTGAAGCTTAGCCATGGTTTTCTGCAAATCCTCGTTTTCAATCCCAAGTGCAGCCATTGAACCCTCGACAACTCCAAACCCTGCGGCCATTGCTTGCGCTCCACCAATTAACGCATCAAGCCTGCGCGTGTCGCTGGCAAAATATCCAATCTCCGCCCGCGTGTCGCCAATTTCGTCCTGCATTTTACCCGCGGCCTTTACAAATTGGTCAGCCATTGCAGCAAACTCAGGCCCCATTGCACGGGCTTCGATTGCCATAGTTTGCAATTGCTTTACAACTCTAGCCGTCGGCTTGCTATTCGCTAGCGTGTTTAATCGGTCTTGAATATCTTTAGCGGCCTTTGCTACGTCTATTGACATCTCTTTTCCGCCGTCGGCGATAAGCTTAATAGCTTTGCCCCAGCCTTTTTCTAGTTCGGTAATATCCGCTCCGATAGCTACGTTCAACCTGCTCATCGTGTGTAATTAATTAAATAGTCCTGAGATATTTGATAAACGCCTGCGAAGTCCGCTTCGTCGTCCGTCAATTCCTGCTGCCCGTCGAACTCAATAGTTTGCGTTTTAACCGTGTTAAATGTCCCTGGTAGTGTCACTGCCTCAAATGCTGTGCGAACCGCATCCGCCACCTCGCTGCAACTTTGATATGTAGGCGCAAATATGCTTACCTGAACGCGCGCAAAATCTGTGCGGCTGTGGCCTGACTTAGTTGGCGTTGGAATTATGCTTACTAGGTTGTAAGCTATCGCAGGAAACGCGCTGCCTTGTGGTATTCGAAGCGGATTAATTCTGTCGCTTACATAGGAACCCAAGGCCGCGTTATTTGCTAAAATATTATAGGCTACTTTTACGGCGCTCATGCTGTTGGTATTGGTGTTAACTTCTCAAAGATACTCCGATATTTTTCAACCTCTTCGATTATTGTTAACTCCTTACGCTCCCAATCGAATGTAATCAGTTTTTTCGGATCAATTGGCCGCTTACTATGTGGCGATAATAATACCGAAGTTTGCCATCTACAGCGCTCCCAATCGTTGCGGTATTGCTGCATTTGTGCCTCTCGCATGCCATGCAATCGGATTCGGAAATATCTCGGCGTGCATCGTTTAAAATCGATTTCATTCATGCACATCTCGCCAAACGCTATGCGCTCAATTATTAACCAAGTTAGCGGCGCGCCTTCGCCCTTGGATTTTTCTTTCCCCCTGCTTCGTCCGATTTAAAAAACTCGCTGGCGCCTTCGCTAAATCCTGTAATCGCTGGAAGCAAATCGGTAAATCGCTGCACCTGCCTGCCGATATCAGCCAACAATAAAAAAGGCTTAGGCTGTCCGTTGCACTCAGCCGCCTCGTTAATCCCGTGAAACGCGCACAGCAATCCAAAATCTAGCTGCTTTAATAAGTCGCCACTGGTTTGCAGCTCCGCAAATGTTTCTATTCCCGCGTCCACCATGATCGCCTTTAGGCTGTTCATGTTAAACATCATGGGGTAAATTTTATCTTTTAGTTTAATTTCCATGTTGCAAATATAACACAAAAGCCCGCTTTTTAGGCGGGCAAATGTCATTATGAAAACCAACCAAAATTAGATTATGCCTACTGTCAACGCTCCAGTACCTTGGATGGTAGCTGTAAACGTTGCTTTGTCGTTGTTCGGTGCGGTTAAATTCAAGTTGCTGAAAAAAGCCGAACCGCTTAATTTAATGTCGCCGCTTACGTTGGAAGTCATTACGATAGTAACGGAAGTTCCAGCAGTTAGGTCGGTGATCACGTCTTTCCAAGACAATGCACCGGCACCAACTGAGCCGTCCTCTTCAAAAATACCTTCCACGCTCATAGTGTAGCCTTTTTCTCCAACGATAAACTCCTTCCAGCCTGCGCTGTCTTTGTTGGTAACGTCTATCATATCCGAAGTAATATCGAAGCTGTTAGAAGTGGCGTTTGCGATTTTGGTAAGTGTGCCGCTAATATCTTTATATATTGCGATCAACGTGCCGTTTACTGGTCCTGTAGTTGCCATGATTATTTTAAATTATATTTTTCCGCTAATTTAGTTACTTTTTCCGTTAATCCTTTTTTGATCCCGTTAACAATTGCTTGCCTGTTCTTATCCAGCGCAGGTCGCATAAATGGCTTAGGTATCAATTCACCTGTATATCGGCCCGTAGATTTTTGGATTCGTGGCTCGGTGCCAAACTCAAACATCACACCAAGGTAATGGTTATAGTAATTTTTACGCAGGCCAATCAATACCGTGTTTTTAAACTTGCTATCCTTGGCCGTAATAAACCCAATCGAATCGCGCATGTCGCCACTTTCCACAGGAGCCAATGCCTTGGCGTCATCAATAACGCGCTGGCCTTCTTTTTTCAACGTGTCCTGAAATTGAAACTCAGCGCCTGCCTTGCGCAGGTCGTCAATCAATTTTGCCAAGCCCTTAACCTCATTCACTTAATTCGGTTTGTATTTTTAAATACATGCGGCGCTGTAATTCCTGCAAATTTAAGATATTGAAATAACGGTTATTCCAGCTCACGCGGTGCTTTACATCAATGTCCGCATCATAACGAACAGTAAAATCAACAATTTGTTTGTGTTCGCGCTTATCGCCGTTTACCTGTTCAATCCCCACAGGGGCCTCGGTTACTTTAGCCCATGCAGTTCCGTAGGTTGTCCACGTCTGTAGTTTTTCTCCTGTGTTGCTGTCCGTTGTAGTTGTGTAACTCTGCAACGTAATAAGTTCATCAAAAGCGCCTGCATTCATATGAACTGAATTGCTCTATAGGGTTGTAGTAAAAATTCAATACCGTACTCCATAGCCGAATTTTGGCTAGTGTTAGCGGTTGCTTGCCTGTTATCGTACATCTGCCCCACTAATAGCAACGCGGCAAACTTAATCGCTTGCGGAAACAATAAACCCGCATCTACCTGCGTGGCCGTGGCAAGTTCAAAGCCCTCGGTAACCGTTACCAGGTATTTCGTTACGTCATCGGTTGTGCTGCTTGGTGCGCTTGTTATAAATATGGTGCGGCCGTAAGTACCCAACGGCTGAGGCGATACAATATAATCCGTAAACGTCTGCGCTGTGTTGTTGTCATCCACATATTGAACAGAATCTAAACTAATTACACGGGAAGGAATACGCAATAAATTACCCACAGGCTGCTCGGTGCCATTAACTGGATTCATAATAGCAGGCTGCCCCACCAATGAATCAAACCCATACTGCACACTAGCCTTACGCACGCTATATCCTAGATACTGCCCACAGGCATCTATTGACATAGATAGCAGATTACTAATATAAGTGTCGTCCGCTGTTGACGTTACGCGCAAATGCTGTTTGGCTTCCGCTAGCGAAACGTAATCGGTGGCCGCGTGGCTGTAACTTATTATGCGTTTTCCGGTGATCATTAGTCGCCCTCTTCGGGGTTAATTGGTTTTACTTTTTTTGGCTTGGCCTCTTCCACTACCGCCTCGGCATCGCCTACCTCGATTAATAGTTCGGCCTGTTTCTGTTCTAATTCCACAACCTCCCCGGCATTGTAGGATAAATTCCATTTGCCTGTCGGGTTAATCAAAAATTTAACTTTCATAATTAGCGGCTAGTGTTGAGAATTAACCAACACTAGCCCACGCAAGATTATACAGTTTGCGCCCTGTTATAATTAGGCTACAATGTCCTTACAAACTGCGAAAGCAGCAGGCTGCAACAAGTTGCAATCCATGTAAGCATTTAATACCACGTTAGTCAATCCAGCAGTTGCACCGCTATAAGGATCAACAGTCAACTCCATACCACCCCAAGAAGCTAAAGCCATCTTAGAAAAATCTCCAAAAATAGCAGCGCTCAAAGTGCTAGAAGTACCTTTGCTCAAATTGCTAGGAACCAAGGTAGAAACAGCTACAGGGTAACCGTTCAACTCGGAACCGCCAGCGGCCCAAATAAAGTTCCCTTCTACGCCGCTTGATTGGCGTGGAGTAGTTTGCAATTTAGCCTTAACCAATGGGTTAGTCAAATAAGCAACTCCATCGCCGTTGGCGTTTTCTACAGCCTTCATCAAGTTAACAACGTCAGCCCAAACAGGTGCAGCACCGTTGGCGTTGGTTGAATTTGAAGTGGCCCCACCTGCAAACACAACGTTAACGCTGCTGTTAGCAATAATACCTGTTGGCTCGTTAGAACCGCCGCCCTTAATAGCAGCAGCTTCCAAGCTCTGAGCCATAGCCTGCAATAACCAGTTACGAACATAAGCGTCTATGCTGTTTGAAGATTGCAACAATAACTGGTTAGAAACCTGAATGTAAGCAGCCAAACGCTTAGGGCTAAAAGTGATTTTTGAGAATGCAGGGCTTTTCTCGGTAGCACTTCCGTTTTCGGTATTCCATCCAGCTGACGGCAATGTGCTTGCAGTTGGTAAATCCAAGTTGCCTACCAATCCGCTCAACTGCTGAACGCCTAGGCCACGTAAAACGGTCTTAGGCAATAACACGTCGATAATTGAACCGACAGAGGTTTGAATGTTTACACCACCCTCAGAGCCTGAACTTCCACCGGTAGCGGTCATGTCGCGTTTGAAAACTTCAGAAGGGATTTTAATAGAATGAGCAGAAACAGAAACGCCAGAACGCTGATACTCTTCAGCTGCAATAGCGTTAAACTCTCCCTCGATACCATCGCGACGGCCACTAATAGCCATCTCCATAGCACGCTTAAAAGAATACTGCTCTTTCATTTTTTGCTTTTCTTTCTCTTCGCTACGGCTCGCGCTGTTACCAGCAGCCTGTGCAGCTAAGTTTTGCAATTTCTCAAGCTTCTCAACTTCAGAAGCGATAGCGGATAAACGCGCTTCGATTTCTGATAATCTTGAAGTTTCTTTTTCGCTCATGCTTCTAGCTTCACGCTCGATAACATTCTGCAAGCCAGCCAACTCGTCTAACAAGCTGCCGCGCTCTTCTTTTAAAGCTTTGATATTTTTCATGTTTTAGTAATTTTTATAACGGATTGCAATCAATTTAATAATATCAGCGCTCGCCTTTGATTGCTCGGCGTCGCTAATCTCTCTCTCTTCGTCGCGCATTTTAATAATACTGCGCGCATCGGCTTCGGTGTCCTCATACGCTGGATATGTCACAGGGCTGACGTCGTATAAATCCTCGATAACGTTTACCACGCGCTTACCCATATTCCCGTACTTTTCGGATTCTGTCCAAACTTGCTCGCGGATTGTGAACGCAAAACTCGATTGTGTAATATCTCCACGCATAATTGAGCGCACCACGCTTACGTGCGTGGGGTTTTCGTAATCAGGTACCCAAGTGTACTCTAAATTACCCTGAGCGTTTACAAATACCTTGCAGGTGTTTGCCTTGGTGCGGCCTAATATTAATTCGCTCTCATGATTGAATAAGCAGCGAATATCGTAATCTTTTTGCAGCGCGTAATCAAATGCCCCTGGTGCGATTACTTCCTCAAAATATCCTAAATCCGTCACGCTATTAACAACCGCAGCAATGCCGCCCAATTCCTTGGGCATTGCATCGCCTTCGGCTCTATATTCAATCGTTCCGGTTATCGTTCTTTTTTCAATCATGCCTGTGTATTATTATTGTCACCCGTTGGGTTATTGTTGTTTAATGCCTTGTTTGTTAGGTTAATTATTTTAGCCTCCATATATTCGTCCATTCTGTCCGCTGGTATTAAATTTGATTCAACCATATAGCCAGCGCCGTCGGTGTACCCGTTCATATCTTCCCACATGCGCGCCTCGTTTGGCGATAACCATCCGCCGCGAATACCTTTATTATAAAAGTCCGCGCGATCGTTGGCCGTGGCTCGCAACAGCGAATTAAAATTAAACTTAAAATACATCGTTGGTTTATCCTGTTCAGTCAATAGCTTGCGGCCCATCTCTTGCTCGATATTAATCGCGTAAGCTAACAGCGTGCGTGCATAAAAATCTTGAAACTCTTGCTCAACGGACGACTTAACGCCTCCATCGTTGGCGCCAATCATAGAGGAAGGCACGCCAAACATTCGAGCAATTTCTTGCGCTGAGAATTTACGCTGTTCAATATATTGCGCTTCCTCAGGCGACAAACTCAAACGCTCCATCTTTACGCCGTTCGGCAATACAGTGCTGCGCGCCTGTCCGTTAATTACGTCATCCAAACTATTCTTCAATGCGCTGGCCTGTTCGGGCTTTATCATTGCATCGCTAGTAAGCAAAAATTTCAATATCCCGTTTTTGTAAACGCTAGCGCTGGAGCCAATAGCGGCCAAATCAATACCCAAACTCTCGGCATGCACCTGAATCGGATTTTTACCCTTCAATGGGTTATCAGTACAAAGGCCTTTAAAGTGCAGCATATCCGTTGCCGGAATCATGCCGGGGAAGCCCTTCGCGTTCACTTTATAAAACAGCTGCCCGTCTTCCATAATCGGCTCGACAAACTCGCTACGTATTGGGTGCAATTCGATTGCGATAAATCTAGCGTCACGGTTTATAAAAGCGTATGCGTTGCCCTTCAATACTAACTGCCCCACCATGTATTTGATAAAATCAAACTTGGTTTGGTAGCTGTTAGGATCGTTCAATAAAGCCGCCGCATAGTTATTGGTAATCTGTATTTTCTCGCCGTTGCTGTCGTTATAAATTTTCAAGCTTAGCCCGGCTATCCCGTCCGATATAACGCGAACGCAAGCGTGAACGCTGCTAATACTTAGCGCAGTTTGTTCGTTCACGGCCTGCCCTGATTTAGTTTGAATACCGAAAATATTGCTTAGCGTATTAACTAACCAGTCAGGCGGCGCCGATAAACTGCTCCGCTTTTCTGTCCTAAATTTTGGCCATAGCCTGAATTGCATAGTTACAAATTAAATTTAAATTATTTACTTATCGGTTAACAACGTTTGTTTATTTTCATCCACCGGCACAGCACCACCCTGAACGTGGCATAGTTTGCGTATCGGTTGCGGCCAAACGTTTTCATATACTGCCGCTCGATTTCTTCAAAGGCTTTCTCATAAGTCGGCCAGTTTGGTAGCTCTGCATAGTAAGCTTTTACATATTCATCGATATAAATCAATTCGGGCCTCACAATTGAACAAACCAAAAATCCTGTTTCGATTCCGCAGCGCCTGCCATGTATCCGCCCAACGCCATAACCATACTAACCGCGCCGTCCACCTTGTCCCCCGATTTGGCCTTGTCAATTTTAACATTCCCTGCTGGATCCGTTTTCAAATATATGTTCCCCATCATCCACCTAGTCACAGGATTGCCGTCATGTGTTAACTCTTTATTTTTTACTTTCCGCTCCAACTCCTTAGTAGGCGCGCTCATGCTTACAAATCCTTGGCCAAAAGGGTACATGCTCAACCCGTCATTTGTTAACTGGATAACTAACTGGCTGCTGTTATAACGGTCGTAGCTTATCTCCTGCACGTTATACCTCTCACACAACTCGCCAATATGCTGCCGAATATAATCGTAATCGGTTACGTTCCCCGGTGTTTCAATTATCCACCCGTCGCGCTGCCACTGCTTATACTGCTGCCCTACTGAATCCGTTCGCCTGCGGATTGCTTCCTCAGGTAAATAGTACCAGGTGCGCACGGCGTGATATTCGGGAAACCACAAACTAAATGCACAGAAATCCGACGTGCTTGCAAGGTCTAGCCCTGCATAACACTCCAAACCATCCAAATCCATGTCCTGCTCGCAAGCCATCCAGTCCGCATCGCTTATCCAAGTCATTGCCGTATCGGTCCACACATTTAGCAACTTGGTTTTAAACTCAACCTCTTTATGCACAAACTCGCGCGCCTCGGTCAGCGCTTGGTGCAACTGCCTAGGGTAAACACTCACCCCCCAATTAGGATTCGCCTTAATCCAGTTGCGCTCGTCGCCCCAGTCGTCACTTTCGTCCAACGTGTATATTATCGTGAACAGACCGTCATCTTTTAATTTACCCTCCAACACATTTGCGCAATACACGCGGTGGCGATAGCATGGTGCCTCTCGATTAAATCCTGCCGTCGTAATCGTAAACAATAGCGGCTGCTTACGCGCTCCCATGCTGTTAAATATTACGTTGTACAATTCGTCCGTAGGGTGCGCGTGATATTCGTCTATGCATGCAAAGTGCGTATTTAAACCGTCCTGCTTATTCGGATTCCATTCCAGCGGCTTGTATAAATTCTGCCCGTACAATATCCGCCTGTTGTTAACGCTGTTGTTAACCGTTACCTCGCCTTTCAGCCAATCCGTATTTTGACAAACCCGAACAGATTCGCCGAATACCATCATAGCCTGATCCAATTTCGTAGCTGCACTATAAACCTGCGCGGCCGATTCGCCGTCGGCCAATAATCCGTACAACATCAGCGCGCTGCTAAAAGTCGACTTCCCGTTTTTACGCGGAACCTCCACGTAAGCCCGTGTAAATCTGCGCGTCCCGTCAGCGTTTACAAACCCGAACAGATTAGCCACAATGAAATACTGCCACTCTTCAAGGATAAACTTACGCCCTGCATATTCGCCCGTTGTATGCTCTAGCTCTTGGATGAAATTCACCGCATGCTCAACCAGCTCGGCGTTATAATTCCAAGCGTCCAAGTCAGCGGCAAACCTGTGGCATGCGTTCACCACATGCTTGCAGGCCGTTATCTGTCCGCTGATTACTTTTTGCGCGTATGCTTGGGCTTTGTCCATTTCACCACTACGTCCGTGCTGTCGTGATCCGTGCTAACCGTTACCGTGATATTTTTCAAATACCGCTCAGCTAACTGCGCAAGGTATTTATTGCGGTACACGTGCGGCGTGTCGCTTGGCTTGCCCCACTTGTCAACGTCCGCGCCGTCGATGGTTATTACCCAACCGCCTGCCTGCGGTTTGATTTCAAATTGTTTCATGATATTTTCTTTTTTAAAATTTCTAGTTTACTAGCTGGCTGCTGTTGCTGCGGAATCCTAGCACGTGCGCTTGGCGTGATTCCAAACAGTTGGCCGATTTGTGTCGCTTGCTTCAAACTACGCTCGGCGATATCGTACCAGGGGGAAATTTTCCCTTCCTCAGTTACCATCGACGTGGCACGCAATTGCGCATCGGCTTGGAAATATCGCTCCAACGCTTTCGCGTAACCTTCAATTAAGCCCATGTCAACGTTTGCAACTATGCCAATATCGCGCAGCTGGTTAAACGTCAGGTCCTTTATGCTTTCCCAATCCTTGCCAAACTCCAACGGGATTTTTGCAATTTCAAATTTTACTTCATGCGCTTCGCGGCATTTTTGAAACGTGCCTTGTAATTTCTTTACTGAATCGGGTTTTTTTGGCCTTCCTTTCATAATTCCTGTTTTGTTCTGTTTTTGCACGGGTGTGAAAAAGAG